AGAGTTTCCACGATTGGCAATACAAGGAAATGGTAGAGGAAATTGAAAACGCTATCCGTATTCTGAAAATGACAGATGAGGAAGTAGTTTCAACTTCAACTTACAACGCTATCGCTAGATACTTGTAGAGATTGGGTGGGGTGTAAAAGCCCCACTCATTATCCCCTGCGTTCAAGGCAGATAATCTGCGAAAGTCCCCTGGGGATCACAACTAAATAGTCCTGAGCATGACATAGAAAACTGCTCCACATAAAATTTGACAAATGTCAGACCATAATGCTAAACTTAGTATATAAAGAAAGGAAAGAATATGCTATCAACAGCACTAGCAATACAGACCGCAACATCAGAAGCGGTACACGATGAATCAGTTATGGGAATCGCCTCAATGATTTTTCATGGCAGAAATGAAATGAGCGAGGATGAATTTGCGAAAGCAATGTTCATGTATTCTGCTCATCTATCAGCCTTAACGGCTACTCTCGTTACTCATGCCTGCTTGACAGAATCACAGATTAACGATATGATTGATACTATTAATGAAATGGAAGACCTTGGAAAGGATATCACAAATGGAAACTAATGAAACAATTGGAGCGACTGAATCAGTACAACACGTCACTGAGGAATTTTTAAAAACTCAGATTGTACAAAAAGATGAACGCATTCAGCAACTGGAAGAACACATTCAGCGTGTAACGCAGCGTGACTACGCAACTCGTGGTGAATTGCAAAGCATGCGTGACGGTATGCATGAGTGGACCATGGCAGCACTTAAGTCTCGTGAAATCTCTGAAACAAATGCAGAAGAGATTGCAGAGATTTGTGGTTTTGAACTTACATCAGAAGTCGAAGCAGAAGTCACTGTCACTTACTACATCACATTGCAAGTACCTGCAGGCGAAGAAGCAGAAGACATCATTAATGAAATTGATTTTGATGCAATTACATATGATTGCGATAAAATTACATATGTCTCATCTAATGTAGACAGTATCGACATCTAAAGAATTCCTGGGCTTCATGAAAGGGCCCAGGATGTAAACGGATCCTCTCTTTCATCCTTTCTTTCAGAGGACCGTCAGGGACCTGAGCACGTCCACGTAAACTGCTCAAATCAGGTGCCGAGGGGCATTTGTACCAAATGTCCGAATTAAGAAGTTTAAGAAGATCACCCCATAACCTAGGATTTGCTTTTGTCAGTCAAATCTGCTAAACTTAAGATAACAAAAACAGAAAGGAAAAAAATGGCTCACGAAATCGAATCGTTTGCAAGCCTGCGTGAACCCGCATGGCATGGTCTTGGAACAGTTTTTCAAGACGAAGTAACAACAGCAGAAATGCTATCAACAGCAAATCTCTCTAATTGGAATGTTAGATTAGAAGATTTGGAAATCCCATCACACTTACAGTCTGATAAATCTTATCAGTATGTTGTGCGTACAAATCCGTTTGATAATAATCAGACAGATGTTCTTGGTGTTGTAGGTGAACGCTATGTTCCACTACAAAATGAAGACCTATTTACTTTTGGAGATGCAATTCTTGACGGCGGTGGTCGTTGGGAAACAGCAGGCTCTTTGCGTGGTGGTCGTGTAGTATTTGGCTCTCTTGCTCTTGAGCGTGAGACTGTACTAGACCCTAGTGGTGTTGCAGATAAGGTAAAAACTTATCTTCTTGTAAATACATCACACGACGGCTCAATCGCTATTCAAGCAAGTGTAACACCTGTTCGTGTTGTATGCGCTAATACTCTTGCTGTTGCTTTACAGCGTACACGCAAGAAGAATGGTGTCAAGCAATCTTTCAAGATTCGCCACACACAATCTGCTGAGGGTAAGGTACAGCAGGCTCGTGAGGCTCTTGCTGTTGCTAATGCTTACATGGACGAATTCTCTAAAATGGCACAAGCCATGATTGAGAAAGAAATCACAGCGCAACAATTCAATGATATTGTTTTGGCTGCGTATCCAAAACCTGATGAAGCCAAAAAGGGTGCATTGTCTAAGTGGACAACAAAAGTTGATACCATTAACGACATCTACACTGGTGAATTCAATGGCATGATTGCTGGTACTGCTTGGGGTGCATGGAACGCACTTACAGAACGCATTGACTGGTATCGTGGTGGTAAGCGTGGTCTTACTGAATCTATCCTTATGGGTTCAAGTGGTTTTGACCCAATGATTAACGCAGAAAAAAATCGTCTGCTTCATATTGTGCAGGACGTAATGGCTGCATAAATATGCACTCCTGAGCATGAGTATAAACTGCTCACTTTTTCATGCGATCATGGGGCCCCGACCATGTGATTTTTATCACAATCTTATTAAGATGTTAATTAGATTTTTCCAGGAATTTCATTACGTAAGAGTTGACAAACTCCCTGATATTTGCTAAAATAAATCTATGACCACAACATACAAACCATATACCATAGATGAACTTGTAACAGAAATCTATGAGGATAACCTATCGCACTTTGAGTTCATGGAAAACATGAATGGTGGAGACTGTGACTGTGCTCTACACCTTACTATGAATACTATCCTAAAATATTGGGGGGAATAATGGATACCGTGCTTTATTGGTCAGACCTAGCGGATCTAACACATGAGACACAGGTAGAGATGTTTAATTTCTGTACCTGCGAAGACCCTGACTATGAAAAACCATACTTTGACTGCCCTTGACAAATTTATAGCGGTTTGCTAGAATAATACTAAGACCAACAGAAAGGACCAATATGCCAAATTGGGTATATAACTCACTTACAATTGTGGGTAGTAAAGACGAAATCAAGTCTATCAAGAAACAAGTTAATCAACCATTCCAACGTCAACACGACCAATGGAATCCTGCTACAGGACAAATGGAATTACAGGATACACTATATCCAAACCCTATATTTGCATTCTGGAATATAGTTGCTCCTACAGATATGGCAACTTACAATCTACAAAAAGACCCTAATCATGACGACAGCGTTATCGATTTTAAGGGTAATAACTGGTATGACTGGAATGTACGTAACTGGGGCACTAAATGGGATGTGGCTGTATCTCATAATGAGGAATGGCCTGAGACTGAGTTAATGGAAGAAGATGAGACTACTCTTGCATACCGCTTCAATACCGCTTGGTCTCCACCTCTACCTGCCATTGAGGCGTTGTCTGCACAGTATCCTGAAGTAGAATTTAGTCTTGACTTTGAAGAAGAGACTGGTTGGGGTGGCGAATACCTGTTTGTTAATGGGCAGGGCAGTGAGATAGAATCATACGATAACAAATGCAGAGACTGTGATTCACTTAACACCATGGAGTATTGCGAAAACGACTGTGGTGAGATATGCTCATCCTGTAATTATATGGGTGAAGCAGACCTTGAAGCAGTTGCGGAATGTGATGAGCACAAGGTATACTTGGACGAAGAACATATACCAGCATATAGATTTGAGGTAGGATAATGAACCTAGAAACATTAATTGAATTCATCAAGATTACTATTATTAGTCTGGAGCAAGATTTAGAGGGTTTGTATGAGGACATGGAATCCATGGACCCTGCCTCAAAAGATTTTGCAGACTTAGATATTGAGTACAACTTTATCAGTGGGCAGGCCACAGGTATGAGATATATTCTTAAACAAGCACTAGGAGAAGAATAATGCACTACGACATCGAGAACTCAGAAAAACTGGAGCCACACCTGCAGCGTATGGTAGACCATGGTGTCAATGGCCTGGATATCATGCACGGGGAATTAAAGAACCTCATGCTGCTTGCAGACGCACAGTTGGAAGAGGCACAGCGCATTGAGGAAGACAATGACTACAGTGACGCAATGGAATCTATGGAACGTAAATATTGGGAGGGTATGGCAGACGCCTACACTCATCTTTATAAACTAACATATGATTTAAGTTTTGCAATTGCGGGATTGGAAAAAGATGACAACGGAGAGTAGATCTGCTATACAGTATGAGCAATTGACATTAGACCTAGACTTTGATACACTTATAACAAACCAACAAGAAAGGTAAGACAATGGGAGCACGTTGCACGTTTGTATTTAAAACTAGTGAGGACCATGCAGTTGCACTGTACAGTCACTGGGGAGAAGACTCAATGTATCCAGATTTGGCTGCAGCACTGAACCACGCTAGGCCACGCTGGAACGATTCATCATATGGCACACGTATGGTGATATCATATTTGTTACAGCATGATATTTTAGATGAGACTGGGTTTGGTATCTATGGGGTGGACCCATCAGACCAGGCATTCATGGACCATCCAATAACTATCGACTTTACTGATAATACTGTTGGTGAGGGCGAAGAATGGCATTCGTTTGAAGAGTTTGTCAACTACCATGGCAATATCTTAGATAAGAATTTAGTAGCGACGGCTACCTCATAACGGGGACTGGTCATCCCTATCAGGGGCAGCGCAGGCAACCTTTCTACTTGCGCTGTCCCCACTTTTTTGATACAATGCTTAAGGAGGCACTATGATTAGACGAACTATAACACCTGAAGAAAAAGTAGCACAGCGTTTGTCTGCTATCGTTTCAGACTTACGCCTTGACATTGAGCAGGTTGGCGTTTATTTAGCAAGGACATCACCAAATGTAGCGTATAATCGTCTTGTTGAAATCGCTGAATCAGCGCAGTATGAAAAGGAACAAAATGAAATCAGATTCTACCAACACAGACTTTTCTAGAAAGTGCGAGATACTAGATGAACTTTGGATGGCTTATAGAGATGCAGAGCCAATGCAAGACTACATGGAATACAACGATCTGGCACTGCCTCTGGCCTTTGCAATTAACGAGGGGATAGTAGAAGCAACCCCTACTGCTAAAGTCTATATAGAAGAAGCCTGGGGTATGCTATGCGAATTCCTGGCTATAGATGAAACACAGTCCTATGAATCATTAGACGACATGATGGAGCAATCAGAGCATTTTGATACTTGACAAGATGGCAGATGGTTTGCTATACTTAGAGTAAGTCAGGGGGCATGTATAGTTGAGCCGTTAGGCTGTGGCTATTACTCCCCTGACCCCTAGGTGCCGAGGGTTGTTATCAAACCATCAAACCATATTACGAAGAATATCCAAATTTCCTGGAAAAACCATTACGATCCAAACCATCAAACCCTCTAGCATAATATATTTGGTTTGTCAAACCATCAAACCATAGTGTATTCTATATAGGGTATTTACTATAGGGGTATTACGAAGGATCTTTTCTATTCCCCGCCGCTTTTCAGGCGGGAATTAAAGAGTGTTATAATTAAATTATGAGTCCCCGTCATTTTGCAAGAATGTATCAGAATAAAAATTCACATAGACATGATCAGCCATCTGATTGGGACTTGTTTACGAAAGACATGACGGTTTTGACGGGCATGTTGTATACAATTGCTAAAGCGCCTATCAAACCATTCCTCCCTGCCTTCTACAAAACTGCGGGGGAAGTTAAAAAAGATTACGAAACTCTCTATAATCTCCCTAATGAAGAGTAACAAACCATTCTTTCTGGTTTTTAAACATTTTCAAACATTTTAAAAGATATTACGAAATTATTCCAATTTTTCTGGAATTTTCTGCAAAAATCCCTACTTGACAAACCATGGTTTTGCATGTATAATGCCAAACCTTTTATATATGGTTTGACAATATCGAGGATATATGGTAGATGGTTTGATGGTTAAATGGTTTGATGGTAGTATGGTTTGTGGTTTGGGATTACGGCGCCTACGATAAAAGCGTTCCATCCACCACTATCCTCCACTTTACTCCACTTTAACCCCATATAAGAAAAATAACAGTAAGATTTATCTGTGGATAAAGTTGTGGATAATTATTAGATTATTGTGATTTTTTGACTTGATTTACTATATGCCAGAACTGATCATAGGATGAAAGACACAATCCATACTCAGTATGAAGGTAGAAAAAACAAAAATATTTATCTCCACCAGTTACTTCTTCAGCGATATGTGGTTCCATAGTTCTAAAACACAAAGCACTTCCAGCAGCAGGTCTAAACCTTACTTTCTGGTCAGGGAAGTTAATATTTCCACCTTCATAGTCATCACTAAGATATATCAAGATAGTCCAATCCATAGTATGTGAGGGGTTTGTAGGGTCAATATCAAGATGCTTACCAACATGTCCACCTTGGCGGTATGTATAAATAGAGTAATTGCGAGTAATGAAATCTGGCACAGAATTATTTGTCTTCTCAGCCCATACATCTATAACCTTGAGCAATGGTTCTTCAATCATTTTTACTATCTTAAAAGCCTCTGTATGGGAAGGGGAGTGATCAGGAGTTATCTTCTTATCAAACCATTCTTCTGCACTATTGGCAATCCAACCATCCCAATCAACTGTCTTTATATATCCACGATGTACTTGTCCATAACCTCTAATGTCATCATATGAATGGTCAACCCACTTATCCCAAGGATAGATAACTGGAGAAATAACAGGATCTCCATCAGTAGAGTTTAAAGCATCAACTATCTCTTTAGGGTTTGGGATAGCATTCTCGATATAAATAATATTATCTGTAAGATTGTTAATGATCATAGATTGATTATATCACCTATAAAAAAGCGGGGGCTATAACAAACCCTTTATGGCCTTATTGACCAAACGCAGTATCTTTCTCTTGGTTATTTTAGATGCATCAAAGGTCTCTGTATATCCTCTTTGGGGCATATCTCCCTTATCTAGGTAATGTCCATATCTCTCTCTTAGGGTTTGTAGTACTATAGATTCGACTCTTCTGGCTCCCGCCCGATTTTGAAAATACCAATAACAAACCAATTCCCATCCCTTGGTCCTATGCTGGCGAAACCTTTTACCAGTTATATCCCCTATCCCTATCTTTATGGCATTATATTCCTGGTTGTAGATAATATATAGGATAGTAGGGGTCATAGGCATATTATAGGCTATTAAACCATATTGCTCGTTTAGAGCATAAGGGGTTTGATATTCTATTTTCCGCCGAACTTTAAAAACTTGACTTATTTTCCGCCGAACTGTATACTGTATATATGCTACATAATAAATTAATAGAAATATTAGATGGACAAATTGCAGGTTCTAAAGCAATAGGCTGTAAATGTATTGCTTGCGACAATGCTATTGCCCTTCGTGCAGTAGTGGAATTGCATAAGCCTGAGCATTCTATTCGTGGATACCGTTGTAATCTTGACGATGAACTTTATCCATGCCTAACTGTTCAGGCTATTGAGAAAGAGTTAGCATGAGTGCAGATAACTTTTATATCATTCGCAAGCATCCACTTGGTGGATATGCTGCGGTAATAGGATTTGCTTCTGATACTGATGAAAATGATGAACAGATTATGCCAGAGGCTGAAATTACTGATAAAAAATTTGAAAAGTGGCAAGATGCTTGGAATTATGCCCTTGGACAATATGCAGAGTATGGGTATGACATTCATCCTGAGTGTTTTGAATCTAAGTCAATATTAAGACGAATTAAATATATGTTAGGAAAGTTATGAGCGAAGAATATTATTATCCATCAGAGTCTTATGACTCTTTAGTTGCATCTGCTGGAACCATTATTAAAGACTGGAATATTGGTGATTGGCAGGGTGATTATGTATACCTGCTCAAAAATGGTAATAAATTTGGATTTACTGTAGTTGGATATGGATCATGCTCTTATTGCGATGCCCTTGAAGGTTGTGAAAACGATGAACAGGTTGAAGAATTAAAAGAAGAAATTGTTAAGGGGATTTTCTGGGGAACTGCAGAAGAAGTAGAAGCCTATGCTATTAATGATCATGCTAATCGTTGGTATTATCATGAACATGAATGGAAAACTATTAAAAGAGAACTAAAAGCAGAATTGAGAAAGGGTTAAAATGAAACTAAATATTGACTATAATATTAAAGATGGCCAAAAGGCTATTATTAGTACTGAGGATGATATGTATGGATGTAGGACTTTAATTCTACCGTCTCATCTTGCCATTGAAATTTATGAAGCATTAACAGAAGAATGGACAATGTAATGAATAATCCACATGCAGAACAACTAACAATAAAACTTCTTATGGAATATGCAGGTAACATGGAAGATGCTTTAATTAGAAAGACATTACATGATATTGAAACTGTCCTGCGTGAGCAGGTAGCACAAGAAATTGCTGCTGTTTGGAGAAAAACAGATAACCCAGAACATTTAACTTATGCAGATGGGTTAGCAGATGCAGTTGATATTGCAAGGAATGGAAAATAAAATAATGCCAATTCACATTCCAATCTACGTTAATGATAAACTAATTAAAACATACCACATTGGTAGAGTTTCAGGTGGTACAGACCAGGAATCAATCAATACTTATTTAATTATAGAAGATGACTTTCCTTGGGAGACTGGTCAAATGTTTAATCATAGATATGGAGATAGCATTGAAACTTGCGTAATCAAGGGTATTAATGCTATGATGAATACATGAGACTATTTGTTAATGTAGATGACATTACTTGGCAATGTGGTGACTGTGGAAATGTGTACGATTTAGCAGTTAATCATTGTCCTAATTTTATATTGGACAAAGCATTATTGGAGCAAGGAATGCTAAATTTAAATTATGATAACCCTGCAAAAAATAAAAAGGGTAAAAAGAAATGAGCAAAAATAAAAATAAGAGACCAGACTATATCATCAAGGTTGATCGTGACTGGAGATACGGTAGACATGCCAGATTCTGGGAGATTCAGAGGTGGTACGGTACAGATGAAAAAGGATATTGGTCAAGTGCATGTAGGGGCGGTTTAGCATATACTGAATGGGGTATGAGGCTGGCCATTAAAAGAAAATTAAAAAAGATGAAGATTGGTAATGCAACTAATCATTTTGATTTAAATTGGAATAAAATTGAGGAGCCAAAGTGACACTTGAAGAAGAGATTATTGATTTAACCGATAAATGGTATAGGTATGTCGGAATGGACCATCATAAAGATCGTGATTGTCACTGGTATATAACAAAGACCTATTCATATGGACAAGAACCTTATTGGCAAGCAAGTCATCATGGATACCGCTCAGAAACATGGTATAGCCCTAAGTGTGGAACCGAAGAATTGGCAGAAACGCTTTTACGTGATAGACTCAATAAATTGTTACAGGAAGCCCTTTATTATTTAAAACGGGATATTGATAATGAAGAGGCACTCGACTGGATGGGCATTAACAAAGAAATATTAGAAGAAATGATTGAGGAATTGTCGTGAGCAAAGAGCCTAAGATAACTAATATGGATTGGCGGTCTTTAGGCTATTGGCCTATATGGAAAGATGGTAAAAAGGTTTGGGTTCCTAAAGATAAAGTAGAAAAAGAAGAGGATAAATAGGTAATATTCTGGTATAATCGGTATATGTCTAAAAATCCATTTGATCCGTCGCTAAGCGTAGAAGAATTAGCAGCAATTTGGGAGCCCCGCAAAGAATACATTGAAAAAGATCTTTGGGTCATCCGTAACTTTTTAACCGACGAAGAACTAAGATGGCTTAACGAAGAAGCCAACGATCCAAAAGACTGGTATACCACCATGCGTTCCCCATATGGAGGAAATACTAAGAATAAGTTTTTAGGCTATATTGCAGATTATGATGAATTTGGTAATATGCTAGTACCAGGACCAAACTCTAAATATAGACCACTACATGTCAAACCTATCGAAAAGCGAATAGAATCAGTAGTTCCTAAGCACTTTGGTGGTGCGGGTGCACTTCAGTCATTCTTTGAGGTTCCTGATGAGCAAATTATTGCAGAGTTAGGACATGACGTAGATTACGCCATGGGATGGCATTATGAACGAGATGATGCTGACGATGATATTCAACAAAGAACTATTGTAGAAAACTCTAAAACTCAAGGTAAAAGAATCGTGAGTGAAGCAAAAATATCAGCCTCATTCAATGTATATATTAATGATAACTTTGAAGGTGGCATCTTACAATTTAAAAATAAAGATTACGAAATCAAACCAGAACCAGGTATGCTTGTAAATATTCCTCTGTACAGAGAGTTTGAACACAGAGTGACAAAGGTAACTGGTGGCAATAGACATACCATCTATGGAAGATGTTGGGATAACATTGACAATAAGTATATATCTACTAACGAAGATTGTTAATGGATAAAAGGGTTCTTTTAGACGGATCTACCGTCGATTCTTATGAAAAACCAATAGACCTAATTATACATACTAAGGCTCCTGGAAAGTGGAAGGTTATTGACATGGAAACTGGGGAAGAGTACATTGGCAGCAAGTTTGGCTTTGGATCTTTTGGGGAAACCCTGAGAGAAAAGGTTAAAAATGGCATTATAGGCTCATGGCATAAAATAAAAGAAGCACAAAACCATAACTAATCACTTAATGATATAATGATTATATGATAGATGTTAATATAGTGTGTCAAGATTGTGGTACTTTATATACCGCTCCAATCGACGCTGAAAACAAGGCTTTGCTATGCACTAATGAAAACTGTGCAAGTAAGAAAGAAAAATGTACCAAGTGCAACAAATTGGCTAAGTTTACCCAGCCAGATAAAAATACTGGCAAAATCATAGATGTATGTGAACAGCATTTTATTTTCATGCATATGGGATAACATGAAAAAATCAAATAATAATAGATCTAAGAGTCAAAAGAAACGTGCTGAGAAGAATCAAAAGAGACTATCAGATAAGACTAGATTATCTAAGCAGCAGCGCTGGGAAATGAGAGAGCGAGTACGCATCCTCTCAGAAACATTATCTCAATTTTAGCAAGGACTTTACAAGGCCGTTAGTTTCATGTATAATGGTTTTATGGACGTAACTTATATACACCCCCTTTGGATATTGGGTGGTTTTGTAGCAGGATGGGTCGTATGTTTTATTCAAATGAAATACGGCAACGATGGCAAGTAATAGAATAGTAATCTGTTCTATCTGTAAACGTGAAATCGAGGTAAGATCTGGTTTTGCACACGAAACATTAACTAGGCACATGAAAGAGCATAAATGAAAGAATACAAGTTTCCAGACCCAGACTATGAAGGATGGGAAATTACTGTACCAAGAGATGTTGTTAAAGACATCATTATTTCTTATTTGCAAAAAACATATTATTGGACTGTTGCTGTAGGCTGCTTCCTAATTGGACTTTTGGTTGGTATTAGAATATGAATAGAAAACAAGTAGAGTTTGAAGAAATAGAAGAGCAGGTAGTTGTAACCCTAAGAACTAAGTGTCCTGAAAAATATCTTCTTATTGATAGAGAAAATGGCAATGTATTTATTGCTAAGGAAACAGGTGAATGGGAGTTAATTCGTGGTAGATAAAATTGTTAACCTTATTTTTAAATGGAAAACACTTCGACTTGCTATATTTGATGAGGTCAATCTCTATAATTCACTTACACGGATTATGAATGACCCAGAGTCAATGCAAACAGCATCTGCTTTTTGGGATGATGGAGATGGGTGGCGTGGATGGACTATAAAAGATGACAATACATATTATTTTCATGACTTGCCAGAAAAGTCTTTAAGTGATATTATGTATATTATTATGGAAAAAGAGGAGTTAACCTAATGAATTGTGGATGTGGATTTTCAACTGAATACCCTACTTGCAACGGTACACACAAAGTAGTAAAGACAGTAAAAGATAAGATAATTGCTGATGTTGAGGCAATTTCGTTAGAATCTGAATTAAGCAATGAAGAGTTTAGAGCCTTAATGATTGGTATTATTCGTAAAAGCAAAGGCATTTAATGAGCGAAAACATAATTAAATTTCATTCTTATCATCCATCTAATAACACTACAGATGACTATAAGCCAGCGCCAGTAAAAAAGCATATGCCACAATGGTTTTTAGATAAGGAAAAGTTTAAGAGAAACGAAGATGGAACATTTTACCTGACAATGTTTACCGATCCAGACGGCAAGCAGTCTGTTCATAGACAACCTTCTTGGAAAGCATGTCCAGCAATGCTTGATGTGTTTATGGCAGGATATTATTTGTTTACTCCATGTGATATTACATTTAAAAAGAATGATAGCCTTCCATACCCAGAGGTCGAGTATGATGAAAAATGGGGCAATGTTGCTCCGTCAAAATCATTTTGTGCTATGCGTGGCGCAGAAGATGGACTTCCAACACCTGAAGGTTACAATGAATATACTTTTGTATGGCGAATAAATTGGTATTTTGAGGTACCAAAAGGTTATACTCTTTTAATGACCCATCCAATTAATATACCAAACCTTCCATTCCAAACTATTTCAGGATTTGCAGATGCATCAAATCCTTATATGATATCTGGTAACTATCCTTTTTATATTAAGAAAGACTGGTATGGAACAATTCCAGCAGGAACACCGTATGCACAACTTATTCCAATGAAGGCCGAATCTTGGTCATCTGAAATACATCATTATTCTGTTGAAGAAACAACACGTATGCTAGAAGAAAAACAAAGAAACTATGTTGTTGGTCACGGAATAACAAAATATAAAGAACTCGATTGGATCAGAAAAGAGTATGAGTAATACATGGGTATGTCCCTGCAATGGCTGTAAAAAGGCTCAGAAGGTCATTATAGACCAGATCATTGAGGAGTATAGGACTTGCCCTAATGTTGAAGAGATAGATGGCAAACTATACTGTACTGTATGGTATAAGCATGATGACTGTGAACGTCTTAGAGAATTATTATATAAGATTACGGGGAAAGATCTATATACCCTGCCAGAAATGCGTTTTGAGGTAAGTAATGCGTTGGAAGAAATATTAAAAGATCGTGATACCCACGAACTATTAAGAAGGCTTGGCTCAGATTATGATAAAGATGGTGTACCATATTGGCATAGATATGAGGAGCGTTTAAAATATATGGAGGATAACGGCATATGACTGTTTTAAAAATAGATAATGTATTTTCAGATACTGAATTAAATCTTATTAATTCTTTGTTAAGAAGAGAAGATATTACAAGGAATGAAGATGGTACTTTTATACAGCATGATGGCGATGAATATGGTTATGGAATCCATTCTGGACTTGGTAGACTTCAGTATAGAATTGAAGATAATCAAAAGTTTAGCGAACTTCGACAAAATTTAGCCAAAAAAATTAATGCATTATTTGGAGTAAACCTCTCATCTTCTGGTGCATATTGTGCAGAATATAGTGCTGAATTTGGTACACCCAACTTACCAGTGCACTGGGATCATGATAATACTGAGATTATTTTTAATTATCAATTATCTTCAACAACTTCATGGGACATTGGAGTAGATAAAGATGTTTATTCAATGGAAGATAATACGGCATTAGTTTTTAATCCTAACAAGTATACACATTGGAGACCTCATAAGACTTTTAAAGAAGGCGAATATGTAAAGATGATCTTCTTTAGATTTACAGATTTTAATAATCCATCTGATTATGCACATTTAGACTATAGTATTGGTCATGATGTTTTTGCAGAAATTAATGCATTTAGGGATAGCCTAAAACAAACTTGACATAAGCCCTGTTTAATAGTAAAATTATTATAATAATCAGGAGCAGTAGCCAAGTTGGTCAAGGCCCCGAACTCATAATTCGGCTATCGTAGGTTCAAGTCCTACCTGCTCTACCTAGCCCTTATAGCCCAGTGGTAGAGGCACACGACTTAAAATCGTGACAGCATTGGTTCGAATCCAATTAGGGGTACACCTCTGTAGTTCAGTGGACAGAACGATGGACTTCTAAGCCATGCGTCGCAGGTTCGATTCCTGCCAGGGGTGCTACAATAGTAGTAATAGTAGTGGACTGTAGTTCAGTTGGTAGAACACTCGAC